TTAGCTGTCCACGCGGTGAAACTCGACCAGCTCCGGCTTTGCGATACGCAGGTAGTCGGCGGTGTTCATGATAACCGATTTCTCCAGCAGCCCGGCGTTGAAAGCTATTTCATCAAAGCGGTTGAAGAGCAGGGGATCGGCAACCAGCTTCAGCTGTGGGTGAAAGCTGAACGGGGGGATGGCGCCAAACACGCAGGCGGTGAGAGTATCCACTTCTACCGGGCTTGCCAGCGACGCGCGTAATCCGCCTTCCTGTTTCGCGAGCTTGTCCAGATCTGCCTGTAAATCTCCTGCCAGAATGGCCAGCACATGCTGGTTCACACCGTTTCCCTTCACTTTGCAGACCAGTGCTTTCGCGCCCTGACCCAGTGCGGTACCGCGAATTTCAGAAACGGCTTCACATTTTCCTACCGCTTCATGTTCAACCACGCGAAAGCGTGCGCCTTCCTGTTCCAGCAGGGCGACGAGTTGCTCATGAATATTGCGGTCTGTAATTTCGGACACGTGTTCCTCCTCGTAGGGATAACGAACGGTCATTGAATGACGGTGGGAAGATAGTCGCCGTTACTCTACTGCAGGAAAGCGGTGGGAACAACATCGCTGCCCTGGGGAAAGGCAGCGATGAAGGTGTTATTTTTCTGCACCCTGCTTGTGGAGCAAGTCGCTGAATCGTAATTGGTTGTTTTTAAGTAATTAAATTCTTTCCCCAAAACCTCCCCAAAATTCATCCCCAAAACCCCTACCTAAATCACCAGTTTTTTCCATTCAAGACCGCGATCATCTTTGTACATTGCGCTCATCGCATCAGTGGTATGTCCAAGCAAGGTTTTCACATCGATCCCCTGTGCTTCATACGTTCTGGATGACAGAGAACGCTGCTCATGAAATGGTGCCGGGGTGGTATTACCGTCAGCAAACTGGATGTTTGCCTTGTCCCTCGCGGTTGCAAAGTATCTGGAGATCGTCTTCTCTGGCACCTTCGATCCTGGCTTACCATGGCCATGATGTTTTGTATGGTGGATCAGGTATTGGCTTACCACTCGATCCCTGCACCTTCCGACAACATCAGCCAGTGACATACCCAGGGCCTCACAACGAAGCGCAAGTGGGATAGCTAACTTAACTCCTGTTTTATTTTGGGTAATGTGTAAATGGTCATCCCAGATATCGCTGAATTTCATGTTCACAATATCTCCCAGTCGCTGCCCTGATACTAAAGCAATAAGCATGGAGTTCTGCGCACATGACGGTAACTCGGCAGCATTCTCAAAAATAACCTTCCATTGGTCCATGGTTAAACGGCTACGCTTAATTTTTGCAACAGGGTTTCTGACAGCAAGAGCAGGGTTATAACCCGGAGGAACTTCACCAGCATGCTGAGCCTCTTTAAAAACATCGATGAGAACAGACCTGATAAGTTGCCCCATTCTTTGTTTTCCTGCCGATTTATATTCATCAATGATAGTGGCAATCATTTTTGTATCAACGTCCTGTAGCCTTATGTTAGGTGCACTGTCTGATAAAACTTTTGAACATAATCTTCTTGAGTCTACTGTTGGTTTTTTTATTTCACCATCATCCATTCTTTCGTATTGAATTTTTATATATTTATCTATCCATTCAGAGACTCTGACACCTGGTTCTTTTTTTGTTGTGCTTTTTATAGCCATATCAACCAGGGCATATGATTGCTGAGTTTCTTGCTCGGATGTAATGCGATTCATTTCTATAGCCGCGGCGCTGGCAGCGTCCTCATCGCTGCCGAAGCCTACGAATACACCTGTTATGGGATGGCGATATTGCCAGTATACTTTGGACGTTCTTTTGTCCAGCTTACAATATAGATTTGGAATATCTACGTTATGCTTTCTGGGGCGAGCAGCCATTTAGTGCTTTCTCCACTAATTGGCGGGCCTTACCCGATATTGATGAAGAAATATCAGGAGTGCCAACCATACCAATAAAACGAGCGTCTTCGTCAATAACCCAGCGCCGACCCTGCTTTAAAGCCGGTGGATATGTTTGTTTGGTCTTCGCTATTTTATTTAATGCTGATTGATTTAATGGGTATTTAAAGCCATTAGGACCAGACGCCCACTCATTTAAAGTTACTAACTGCCCCATACAAATGTTCTCCATACAGCCCGGCTGCACCTGGGCTATCAGGTTTATTCTTCGGTTCTATTTATGCGCTGAGTCTGGCGTGTCGCCCCAGCTAGCAGAGCGTTACGTTCAGCGACAAGCTGGTTGCAACGGTCAACGAATGACTGTGCGGTGACAGTAAGCGCCATAATCTCCCTTGGTGCATCATTGCCGGCGAGTATCACCGCAAGGCGGCGTAACGTCTGTCTGTCGTTAGTTTTCGGCTCCTGCTGCATGGCAGCCAGCGCGATACGCGCCAGCTCCTGTTCTTCCTGCCTGTTCGCTGTTGATGATCAAAATCTAACTTAACTTAGTGTCTTAGTCAATAAAAAACACCAAACTTTAATTAGTTTGGTGCTTAGACATAGTTAGTTATACTTCAAAGCTCGTACTGGACACCTTTGACAACACCAATGATTAGGCAGTTACCATTGATAGGGATGTTGGGGTAGCGAGGGTTTAAAGGCACTAAAAATTTTTGCGGGCCATCAATAACAAGTTTCTTTACTGTAGCCTCGTTGGTTCCATCTATCCTAGCCACTACGATTTTACCATGAACCGGATCTTCATCAGGATCTACAATCACTGTTGCACCTTCAGGAATAGTGGGGAGCCCATTAGGGTTTGTCATTGAGTCCCCTTTAACTTCAAGTGCGAATGAGTTGTCGCCGATCCGTAGAGAGGTCTCTACCCACTTATCCACATCACTGAAAACTTCAGCCGCTTTGCATTCAGTAAACTTACCAGCTTGAACCCATGAGATCACAGGGACCCTACGCATTTTTGTGATGAGGTTACCCTCAAATTCAGTGCCATACAGTATGTAATCAATTGAAGTATTAAAGTATTTTGCAAGCTTTGATAGGGATTCCCCACCGGGCACATTTATATCCTTTTCCCAGTACCCAACAGCAACATCACTAACGCCGCAGAATTTTCCAAGCTCTTTCTGAGATGTCTTGGTTATTCGTCTGAGGGACTTTATACGCTGTCCGACCGTTTCCATTGATGCACCATTCATAAATAAAAGACTAAGCAATCTTAGTTTTCATTGACCAAAGATAGATTGGTAATTATTATCTAATTAAACTTAGCTTGGGGGTATCATGACAACTGACGACATTGAACATTACTTTGGCAGTACGGAAAAAGTTGCTGAATTTTTCGGTATTACCAGTGAAGCCGTTTACCAATGGCGCAATAGACCAGGGCGCCTCATTCCAAAGGGGAGAGCCGCTGAAGCCGCATACCGTACAGCTGGTGGTTTGATTTTTCACCCTGAGCTTTATGAAAAAAGTAAGCCGTAAAATGATTTCACGTAACCACAGATTTGAGGGGATTACCGTGGGTAACGAACCCGAATGGAAAGTAGATAAACAGCCTGCATGGCTTGTGGCTGCAATCAAGAAAACGATTACCGAGTTGCCGGGCGGGTATGCCGAAGCAGCGGAATGGTTAGGCACTACTGAAAACGCACTATTCAACCGCCTGCGCACCGGGGGGGATCAAACTTTCCCTCTCAACTGGGCGCTTGTTTTGCAGCGTGCTGGTGGTGCTAGTCATATCGCTGATGCGGTTGCTCATTACTCTAACGGTGTTTTTGTGAAGTTGCCGGAAATTGAGCAGATGGGTAACGAAGAGCTGCTCACCAAATTCAACGATCTGCTGTCAGCTCTGGGGCGCTTTGCTCATTTTCACAATGAATCAACAGCGGATGGTGTTCTTGATCGTGATGAAAGTAAGCAGATGAAAGCGAAGGGCTATCGCGTGCAGGCGTTAGTCGCAGAAATCATGGTCGTGACAGAGATGTTATTTGGAGAGGGTGACGCCCGCGAGTGTGCAGCTCCGGGCGTCGTGGCAGATAAATCTATGTGTATGGAGAAATCCGCATGAGCAATTTAACCGCAAATTATCTGCGTTCGCAACTTCGCGCGTTACCGGTTCATGGTGGTAAAGCTGAGGTTGCGTATTGCTATGCCGTAAGAGTACCTAGTGGGTGGGCGCAGGTGAACCACAGCTTTACAGAGTGGGCTGTGGGGGACTTCATTTCACGCGGAGGGCAGAAGAATGACACAACAGACCAATAATTTTGCCTCTCCGGCAGTAGTCATTCCCTTCGTTGCCCGCGCTATGACGATGAGCAGCCGGGAGATCGCCGCTCTGGTTAAGAGCAAGCATGGTGATGTAAAGCGTTCTGCTGAGCGCCTGAATGCTGCGGGTATTTTAACCGCGCCGTTGGCGCAGTTCGATTTTGAGCATAACGGCAACGTGTACCAGGAATATCGATTTAATAAACGCGACTCTCTGGTATTGGTTGCCCGTCTGTCTCCTGAATTTACCGCGGCGGTTGTGGATCGCTGGCAGGAGCTGGAGAACAAGGCGCTAATTCCTCAAACCCTCCCCGAAGCGCTCCGTCTGGCCGCCGATATGGCAGAGCAGAATGCGCAGCTGTCCTACAAGGTGCAGCAGGACGCGCCAAAGGTGGCGTTTGTTAACCACTACGTAGAAGCCGGCGGTGCCAAAAGTCTGCGCGAGACGGCGAAAATCCTGAACATGCCTGAGAAAGCAATGATCGACGCACTGGTGCGGGACCGGGTTCTGTTCCGTCAATCTGGCAATCTGCTACCTCATGCGTTGCGCCAGCGTGAACGCCTGTTCACAGTCAAAACCGGAACGTCTGACTTTGGTCATGCATACACCCAGACTCGTGTAACACCTCGCGGCGTTCAGTGGATTGCCGAGCGTTATGCCTCTGAACTGATGGGAGGCTGATATGGATGAAGTTATTCAGTCCATGGACCGTTACTACCGGGATCAGCATGGCATTGTCGTCAACGTTATCGGCTATGACCAGATTGGCCAGCGCGTTATATACCGCAGACCGAACTACGAGTGGGAATGTGTGGCACCGCTGATTGTGTTCCGCGCCAGATTTAAGAGGATGGACAAGTGAGCGTTAAATTATCCGCCTACGTCTGGGATGGCTGTGCAGCAGCTGGTATCAAAGGTAATAAGCTGTTGATCATGCTTCGCCTAGCCGATTTCGCCAGTGATGAGGGGATTGCCTATCCGAGCGTGGCAACCATTGCCCGTCAGTTGGGTGCAGGGCGTAGCACTGTGATTACTCTTCTCGGAGAGCTGGAGAAGGGTGGCTGGCTGACTAAAAAAGAACGCCGTCAGGGGCAACGCAACACCAGTAATCTTTACACTCTGAATGTTGAACGTCTTCGACAGGCTGCGGCCGGGGCCTTTTACCATAGTCCAGATTCTGAACGTCCAAAAGCTGAACGTTCAAAAGTTGAAGGTTCAGATTCTGAACGTACGGAACCCGTTGAAAATCAGGGTTCTCAGGGTCCGAAAACTGGACACGATCCGTCAGTAAATTCAAAACAAGATCCATCAGGTAAATCTAAACCCCCTTGTCCGGTTCCGGCGGAACCAGACCCGGAAGTGGTTATTACCGATCAGGCGATTGAGGTTTTAACCCATCTGAACCGGATAAGCGGTTCACGCTACCAGAAATCCAAAACGTCTCTCGAAAACATCCGGGCCCGGCTGCGGGAAGGTTACAGCGTCAACGACATGATGCTGGTTATCGACCTGAAGCATGAGCACTGGCATGACAACGACGAGCAGTACCAGTACATGCGCCCGGAAACGTTATTCGGCCCGAAAAAATTTGAAGGTTATCTGCAGAGCGCGGTGCGCTGGGAGCAGAAAGGGCGACCACTCCGTGAAGATTGGGGCGGTGATCGTAAGCGAGACGCGATGAAGTTTGGACCGGTAGACAAGAGCACACCAGGGGGGTTCAGAGGATGATGATTAACCAATATTGCCAGGCACTTAACGAACTGCGCGCTAAATCGTCGCACGAGTTGAAAGAGGTTGGCGACCAGTGGCGTACTCCTGAGCTGCTGTTCTGGGGCGTTAATGCCATGTTTGGCCCGTTAGTGCTGGACCTGTTTGCTGACGACAGCAACGCTAAATGCCCGGCATGGTATACCGCAGAGGACAACGCGCTGACACAGGACTGGTCTGCCCGTCTGGCTGAGCTCGGCGGCGCCTCGTTTGGCAACCCGCCATACAGCCGGTCGCAGTACCATGAGAAACAGGCGGTCACTGGCATGACTCACATAATGAACCATGCGGCAGAGATGCGGGAGAAGGGCGGTCGTTATGTGTTCCTGATTAAAGCCGCGCCGAGTGAAACGTGGTGGCCGGAAGATGCGGATCATGTTGTTTTCATCCGTGGGCGCGTTGGGTTCGATCTTCCTGAGTGGTTTATCCCGGCCGACGACAAGCAAAAGCCCACCAGCGCATTTTTTGCTGGCGCTATCGCAGTGTTTGATAAGTCCTGGCGTGGTGAGCGCTTCAGCTATATCAGCCGTACTGAGCTGGAAGCAAAAGGTCGGGCATTTATGTCACTGGCTCAGTTTGCTTTCGGTAAGTCTCAGTCTCCTGCCATGTCGGCTGTTGCAGTCGAACCTGCGACCAACAAAGCAGAGACTGAACTTCCCCTGAGCCAGAAAAGCATTTTTAAAACCAGCGGGGTTAAGGTTTGGGCCTGCGTTCGAGCCGCGTTCGGCGACAAAGAAGAGTACACCTTCAGTGAGTCAAAATTCGGTCATACCTGGGCGGCTGACTCTGTTGAAGCACCAGAGTTTGCTCAGGTCTCGCCAATCACGATAGACAAAGCGAAACAACTCATTACCGAAAGTATTTTGTTTGGCGTGGATGAATGGTTGTTGTCACTCCAGTTCGATGATGAAGCGGCGCGGGCGGATATGTCTGACCGCATCCGTACCGTTGCGCTAGAAGCATCCGCCGAATATGGCATGACCAGTAGCGACTTTATCGCCGTGCTGGGAAGCCTCGATGTTTCAAAGTGGACCAATATTCGCCAGATCCGCGCGCATATACGTGAGAAGGCAAGGCCTGTGGTAGAGCCGCTGCCTGAGTCCCGTATCTGGCCGCTTGAGGTTGGCCTGGTCTTTGAGCAGGTTGATGGCGTTGATCGTCTGGATGTATCCCAGCAGAACAAACTGAAGGCGAACATTAACCAGCTCTGGCTGGAGCGTATGCCCACCAGCGATATTATTGCTGCTGCCAACGATATGGTTAACAGCATGCAGGTAGTGGCATGAGAGCCTTATTTACCCCTGAAGTTGTGCCACACCTCGGCGTGGTACTGCTCAAGCCCGGCAAGGAGCTGATGCGGTTATTTGCTAATGGCCGGGTCCTGGTTGAAGATGTGCCGGAAAGTATGTCGCGGCTGCCGTCTGGGCGCGTACCTGATGCGCGCCAGCCGCTGGCCAGTGACAGGACGCTGGATAAGTTTTTCACCGATGAGAGAGTTATCAACGCCGCTGGCGGTATCCCCGCTCTTGAGGCATGGCTGGAACGGAACGTGAAAGAATGCCAGTACCCATATTCTGATTATCACCATATGGAGCTGGTGACCATGCGACACCAGCCCGGGGCGATGATGTTGTGCTGGCACTGCGAAAACCAGCTGCGCCAGCAGAACACCGCCCAGCTGTCGGATATGGCCCGCGCCAATGTTGTTGACTGGATAATAGATACCGTCCTGATGCGCCTGCGCTTCAATCGTGAACGTGAGCTGTCGCTGGCTGAGTTGTGCTGGTGGGCGGTTTATTCCGGCATCGCTGACGCTATCACCGAGAGCATGGCAGAAAAGGCGCTGCTGCTGCCCGGTGAGAAGTTTCTTTCCGTCTACAAAGAAAGTGACATTGTGCCTGCTGTTCCTGCCGTATCCGTGATGAAGCAGCGAACTGACCGCGTAGCAGTAACGCAGCAGAGCAGGAGCAGTGAGAAGCAGTCAGAGGTGCTGGAACAACAGCCGAAGGTGCTGGCGCTGTGCGTGGATCCGGAATCACCGGAATCCTTCATGCTGCGACCAAAGCGCCGACGCTGGACCTGTGAAGAGTACACCCGCTGGGTGAAGGCGCAGCCCTGTGAATGCTGCCGCCGACCAGCAGACGATCCGCACCATATCATCGGGCATGGTATGGGCGGTACAGCAACAAAAGCCCACGATCTCTTCGTG